TTGAGATGAGCCTAACGCCATCACACGTCGATGGGCCCTCTTTATATCTAATTTAGTATACCATAATATGACCGCATTTTAACATATATAATTAAATTCCAGTAATAATCATTGTGGCCATGTTTTTACACAGAATGATTATATGCAAAAATCATCAATAATAACATATAAATTTTGACGTTTATTTGACGTCAAAAAAAAATAAGGGGTACCGATTGGGTACCCCTTTTGTTGTAATTTACTATTCAATATTATGTTTAGTGGTAAAATTTGCGATTTTTACTTCTAATCTAATTCAGTTAATCGGAATAGTACACCATTCCTAAAAATCATTTCACATCGATGGTTATTTTCATCGACCAATGTCGCCTCGAATAACCCCTCTTGCGGAACTTGAATATCTTCTGCAAAATTGTAAGTCTTACCATTAAATTCAAATGTCTTTGCCATATTATCACCTCAATTTAAAAATGCACCGCCAATATCAATGTTATAAGCATCAATTATTTTCTTGCGTAATTGCTTAAATTCTTTGCCGTGTCCTTTAAAATGACACTCAATAGTGGCATGTGCTAACTCATGATAGATTGTATTTAATTCGATGTCTTTATCATGATTATCCTTGCTTAGTTCCACCAAGCAGGAATCATCATGATACCAATATGTTATGCCTAGTAACTTTTTACTTCGCCCAATATATTTATGTATTAACAAATTAGGCTTAAAAGAATAACCCAATGCCTCGATATTGGCTATTGCTTTTAGAAATATATCAGCATACGGCATCATATCATCATCAAGATATAGTGTACTGATTTTATCACCCCCATTAACTATCATCTAATAGTTGACTGTTGCAAACCGTGCAACTCGGAGATATTTTAGATCACCTCTACCATCTCACAACTTTTACTAATGCGGATGCACCTTTAAATTCTGAACCTTTAAAGTGCGCTAACCCCTCAAAGCGTTTATCTTCATAGCCTACTGTTTCATATACCTCACCATTAGTCATTACAGTTACACCAGCCACTATACTATGCGGTTTATCTAAATTGATTTTGTAGACATCTACCTTTTGCTTATCTGTATTAGCAACCACTGCAGTTCTATCAGATTTTTCCGTTGCTGCTTTAGGTAATGCCGGGTCCTCATGTTTGATAGCTTGTTGTGTTTGTTTGGCCGCCTGTTCAACCGTAGGAGCTTGCACATAATAAGTGGATACAGGTTGAGCCGTTTCCATCTTGGAAACAACCTGTTGTGCTTCATCTTTGGTAATATGAATAGCATTAGCCAGTTTTACAGGATCTTTTACTTGCTCCTGTTTTAATAACACAGGCTTTTCAACCTGATGTGAATTATATATAGACACCCCTACAATAGCTAAAATAATTAAAATTACCCCTATTAGTAATGTTTTATGTCGTTTTAGGTAACATAATACCTTAAAAGTCCAAAGGTTCATCATAGCCCCCTTTCTTGCATTTCTTGTGAAAACATTTCTAGCGCTTGTCCTTTTTCTGCACAAAAACGGTCAACAAGATTTTCACGTAACCAATCTGGATTTCCTTCATAGTTCCATGGATGCAGCTTCCGTTGTTCATAAACCCCATTAATTAAATCCCAGTCAAATTTAATGTCATTCACATAAGATAAGTTCCAATCAGGCTCCCAACCCGGAACATATTGCATGGCCTCTTTAAAAAGATTAACAACTTCACCGGGTCCATATTGAACAGCAGCGGAGAATACAACATCACGTAATGCTCGGCTATGGATATTAACATCAAATAATTGATTGGCTAATTCACTACATGCCACATCATAATAAGCATATTTGATGTAGTCATGCTGCATTGCCATAAATCCATTAGGGTCTATGGTTCCCAATTCTTGCCATTTACTAATGAACTCATCGGAGTTAATAGGTCCTGCGTTTTGAAGGGCTCTTGCATAATCTTTATAGAATCCATCTTCTTGGCGTAAGCCCCAACCAAGGAACGCATCCACACTCCCGCAATTGCTTGCTAACTGATAAGCACCATACGAAATGCCCCCAAGGTCCCCCTCACCTGTAGATACAATAGCCGGGTCTCCATTACTTTCATATGCCACACTTAATTTTCCTAGTTCCATTTGTTTTGCTCCTTTTCTTTGTCATTGCTTCCACCGTTCATGTACTGCGAACGCTTAACACCACCAGTTGCACCAATATAACCGCCCAATACACCGACTATTACACTTGCCAAATCCTTTTGTTCAAGATAAATAGTCATAATCAAGGCGGCCGCTAATGCAAGCAAGGTGATAGTGTCCTCATAATTGATTTTCATTTAATCGCCTCTTTTACAGATTTAATGAATGCTATTAATTGTTGAATTAATCCAATCGCACGCTTAAACCACCTCGATTCCACCAATTCCAGTTCAATCATATTTTCAACACAAGATGCTAACTCAATTACAATGGGAATGAGATACATTCCTGTGCTTAAAAACGTATCTAGCCGTCCTAAGAAAATAAATTCCACATCTGGTAATGTAAGCAAGATAAACGACAATACAAATAACCAAGGATAGGATTTTACTAATTTCTTTGTCATATCAGCTCGCAATTTATTACTAACTAAGAACCTATGCTTTTTACCATTAATTTCAACTGTTGACCAGCCTCGCCATAGTATGGCCAATATGGTATTAGCAACTGTACTAGGCCTATTCGTTGCGATATTAAAATTGCGCACCTCGACCAAGATGCGCAATATCGTGTCAACAAATACTAATATCAATGTGCAAAATATAGCTAATGATATTTGTACAAGTTCATGTTCATTTAATCCCACCATAATAGATGGCGATGGAGCGAAGATTTCAATCATATATTCCCTGTCCTTTCTATAATTAATCGGTTCATGCCATTTCCTAAAGAATCTCTACGACTTATCTGATTATCGATATTGAACGTAATTAAATCATTGTTATTAGAATTTCTATATGTTGTAATTGTGATTTCAATATCCTTAGAGGTTTGCATTGTTAAATCATGATATTTCTTAGATATCCCCTCGGTTAATATACGATATTTCCCTTTTGGTAAATACACATACCATCGATTGAATTTATCTACATTTCTAGATTCCCATTTCCATGTATTGAACCCTATTGGATCATATTGTACATATCCTCTATCTCCATTTGGTTTTAATACATTTAGCGGAGTTGAATTGTCTGATACACGTGCATAATAATCGTGTCCATTAAAATGGACACAGATGTAATTACCACCCGTGTCCTTAGAATTATCTGTTAAATTGTATGTTTGTATTTGCCCATTAGGCGTCTTGGTTTTGATAACTGCCATTATTCCACCCACAATTCTGCACCGTTTGCAAATAATAAATGTCCATTTAATTTGAATGTAGCAACTCGGCGCCATTCTAACGGAAATTCAGATGAATCATTATCAAACCGTATATACATGTCGTTTGAATTTGCGAAATATAGTTGACACCCTAATACACGATTATCATTAGAATTACTCCAAGGAATAGAAATACATGTGCCCCAACATTTTCTCCCACCAATCATAACCTCGTTAGCCTCACCAACTTTTAGTCCAGTAAATTTTGATGGAGATTTTACAAAATCGTCAGGGTTGTATTTAGGTCCACTAATAATATCTACAACTAAATTACCATTTATGGTATCCCCGCTTTTCTTTACATACGTTTTTTCGGCATCTTCTTTTAATATTAGTCCGCCAGTATTGGTACCGGATACATCGTCCTCAGTTAATACTTTAAAAGTTTTGTTTTTGTTCTTGTCGTAGTAGCCTAACGATGTGCCGAGAAATACGGTACGGTTATCACTCATGCCAAATTCCATACTATTGCCAGTAGACATCTTAACCGCATGATGTGCTGCGCCGTTTGTATCTGTTACTTGCACAGATGTATTATTGGGCATGATAATAGGGCCCTTCATCTTGCCGCCACTCAACCCTAAATAATCAAGGTTTTTCAATCGTTGCATATTGATTGAGTTTTCAAAATCGTAATTTGGGTCACCTACATAAATATCAACTTGGTGACGTTTGTTAGGCTTTTGAGTAAGCACAGAAAAATAGAACTTGCCATTGTAATACGCAATATCTTCAATTTCAGTTTCACGATTGATTTCAATAATCTGTTTAACCGTTCCAAATGGTGTGCATTCGACAAGACTTCCTAGTGTTGCGGACATGATTGCACCATTTAGCATGAATGCTCCGTTGTTATTCATATCTGGATAGATATAATCGACTTGATAAGTCTTGAGTTTTTTGAATTCATCATTGTATAGATTGATTGTTCGGACTCTTTGATTGCCAGCGATAGGGACAATGGAAACATAAGTCCTTGTAATTGGATCGTAGTCAATGTTAAATACTTTTTCTTGCAATGTAACAGTGTTTTCGATTGCCATAGTATCTGCATTAATAACCGTTATATTATTTCCGTTTTTTAGCCCATTTGCGAGGTAAATCTTATTAGTAAAGCGATTGTACGTCATGGTATTACAATGCCCTAGACGCTCAGAATCCGTGAATTTATAAGTACCTACTTTTTCAAAAGTGTCTGGATTGAGCTCATAAAGAATTTGATTAGTACCCTCACCATTGATACAAGCCAGTACAAATACATTCTTTTTGGAATTGTAAGTAAACCCTTGGCACTGATTTACTTCCGCATCATATGTAATGTTTTTCACGAATGCGATGTTGGATGCGCCTTTTAACATTGGCGTTTCTGTAGGATAATATGGCTTGATATTGGTATATACCCCCATATCCATTACAGAACCTACAGTATTAAAGGTTAAATGCTCAGTTAGTTTGTATTGTCCATTTGGGACTAATAAAATCTTATTGGCCAAATTATCATTAGCACGTTTAAATGCTGCCGTATCATCAGTTACACCATCGCCTACAGCGCCGAAGTCTTTAACCGATACGATACCGTTCAAAGAATTCTTAGATACAAATGTCGCTGCTGCCTCTGTTTTAGTTACAATACCTTTGCCACCCGGCACTGCAATTTCCTCGGCTTTCGATGCTGCTATTTCAGCACGCTTGGCCGCATCTTCTGCTTTCTTAGCATTGCCTACACTAGCAATTTGTTTATTATCAATGTCTGATTTAATCGTGTCTGCTTTAGATACTAAATCATTAATTTGTTTCTTATTCGATTCTGCCTGCGCAGCATATGCTTTCGTATTATCTGCAAGCACTTGGGTTTTCTCAAATGTATCAGCACTTTGGATAAGAGCTGTATTTGCAGTCGCTAATTTATCATCAACTGTTTGAGATAATGCATTAATATTATCATTAATGGCTGTTAGCTTAGTTGCATTGTCTTGTACTTCGCTTGCTTTACTCTCTGCAGTTAATGCAGCTGCAATTGCTTTTTTAGCCGCCTCTACAGAATTATCAACAATATCACGTGCAACTTGATTTGGATCTTCATCAGCACCTACACGAATTTGCAACGTACGATCTAATTGTTCTTTTAATTCTTGTAGAATCAAAATAACCTTATCGCTCATATTTTCAATATGGTTATACGGCCATTTATTAGCAAGTTCTGTTGTTTGTGAAATTGGTGTTTGTCTAAACAATATAACTTTGTAATCAGCCGATAATGGATCGCCAGTACTCGGATATGTCAACGTTTTATTTTTTGCATCATATGCAATATTTCCTGTTTGCTTAAATTGTTTACCATCACTATCTACTAGAATAATTGAAACGTCTTTAATGTCGTTAAAATCATATGGCCAAATAAAGACCTTATTCACTCCATCACATTGATATTGAACAACTGGATTGTTGACTTGTGGAATCACAATATCCCGCCTTTCTTTGTTGCATATAAAGAGGACTACCTAAAATAGGTAGTCCTTATTTTTATTGTTTCCTTTTCTTTTCTTTTTTTGTTTTTAATCTCTTGTCTAACAGAATCGACATGAATATATCTTCAATCTTAGCGTCCGTATCGGTTAAACCTGCACGCAATAACGTCCAAAATGCATCCGTTACAGTATCACTAAAACCTGTTATACGGTTAGAAACCTGACTGAGCGAACGGCCTACATCTACAAAGTCCTTATTGTCACTAGAAATGGCTTGTCCTGTATCCCATAATTTTTCAAAGATACTTAATCCCATTACGGTATTACCTTTATTGTATGGACGTTCTCCTAAAATAAATTTCATACCCATAGTGGCTATATCTCTTACTAATGGAATCCCCATAGTTCCTTGTTGTACAAATTCTTCGGCAAAAGACTTGGCGATAGATTCTGGATCATCATCGTCACCATTTGTCATGGCTTTGTAAATTGTCATACCAATTGCCTGTGATATGATCCCCCACCATAACACTCTTGCAAAAGGCATCCAATCCCCTTTATCTTTGCTTATATACCATGATTCAGCGATGATATTATACAAAGTATTAGCATACGAATAAAACGGAACAAATAATTGAACCCATTGATTCCGTGAACGTTGAATGGATGCTGCATCTTTAACATCACCACTTCCGAATATATCTCGTACTGCTCTGTCTCCTGCCTCAATTGCTTGTTGATTAATCCATTCAGTACTTACCCCTTCCTTAGATTGAAGTTCGGCAACCTTTTGATCATACGCAAATTTCCATACTGGTATGGATAATGCGAAGTCTGTTTCTGTGAGCAGTCGGAATCCCATGTTATTAATTTCATCACGGATTTCAGCACCTTTTTCAAACTTGTACCCGCCGATATTCTTATCATTAATGCGGAGCCCCTTTCCTTGGATGGTTAATCCCTTTTTAAGGTCTTTATCTAAAGTTTGAATACGTTCCCTCATGAATATGGATTGCTCCATAACAAAATCACGAGTATTATTGTAGGTTTCTGTACCATGACCATAGAACCCTACTCCTGCATGATTAACAGCACGAATTACATTGCCCGCACCAATACGATATACAGCAACAGGAATGTTTAAGGCATTTTGGATAGCAACTGATGCACGTCCAGCCATAATAGCCATTGTTGCATTATGTTTAAGGAACATTAAAATCTTACCAACATCATCCATCTTAGCCGCTTCATCCTTCCAATTATCACGAACCCAAGTTCGCAAGAATTGATAGGAATTCATTCCGAATTTCTCAACAATATAGTTTTGGAACTCTCTATTGGCTACTAATCTATTTACATCAGTCACAGCTTTACGCATAGTTATATGATTGATTGATTCGGTAATAGTCTTAGGAATAACGTCAAAATCAAGCAATAATGACTTATCTTTAACCACATCCAAACGGCCTTTAGTAGCACTCATGCCAGTTCCTAATATTGCATTACTACTAACCATAGTTTTTGCAATATCTTCGACTTCTTTGTCAGATATACTAGCATTAACTTTCGGATTATAAACAATCGGATAATACTGACCAATGATAGTTCTACCACCAATAGTGAATGTGATGCCTTCTTCCTTTTTCAATGGATTTCCATAAAGTTCCTCTTGAACTTTGCTGCGTTCAGCATAGAAAGAATTGATATGATCCCATGTTCTGATAATGAATTCCCAATCTTTATCAGTAAGGATTTCTTGAAAGGCTTTTTCCATTTCAACTTCAGTTACCTTGGCTGTCTCCATTGCACGTTGTCGGTTGCGTTCTGTACCCCAGTTTAATGCTAATGCAATGACCTGTTCTTTGGTTAGATTCCGTAATTCCCCAACATCATACATATGCTTATTCCGAATGTTGAATAATTCACGTTTACCATATACAGAGGATACATCTTTAGCTAATCGCCGCATGGATACTTCCTTGCGTTCATTAAATGCTTGTGTTGCACGGCTAATCGGATCATAAATGTATTTCACCGCATTAGGCCCTAATCGTCGTAAGAATGTTTCAACCTTGAGCAAAGATAAATTACCTTTATTAATAAGTCCTGCAACGGCTTCCAAACCAGTTTGATTATTTTGTGCATTAAATACATTCCCATTAACTTTGCCAAATGTATCGATTGCTTCCGTTAATATGCCATCTACTGCATCATCAAATGTAATCGATTCACCTTTATCATTAAGGATAGTCGAGCCTTCATAAGCATTGCGGCCATTCTTATACATACCTGTCATTAATTCTTCGAGTGTGTTCAATTGGCTTATTGTAAGATTTTTAAATGACATAGGTGTTTTGCCATAGAACAATTGAACAATCCATGGGTCAAGGAATGTAATGCTTTGGTCACCTAGAATATCCGCATCAGGATCCAATGCATTAATTACCGCATTCATATTAAAGCCGTCTACTGGTTCTAGTCCGTCATACTTGGTAAGTCCCATTTGATACGCCATGTGAGTATAGAAGTATCGCATGTTAGGCTCAATAGCAATCGGATTTTTAGGACGTGTCATTCTGTTGAGATTATCAAGCAGTTTTGTTCGTAACTTCTTAATGCGAAGTGCATTGTCAAACGCAACACGAGCTCGAGCTTGATTTAGAAGTTGTAATTGTTTAGCTTGTAGTGCCTCTTCCAGTTTATTGACTGCCAATGCCCTATCAGCACGCTTACCTTCACGAATGGCTTGGTTTTGATATTTCTTATATTGAATGGCTTGAGATAAGGTCAAATCGCCTAATTCCTGTCTAGCACGGTTCATATAATCACTTATCACACCTACGCCACTATCACGAATAGCACGTACATTATTAATGCGTTCTTGTAATTGTGCCTTTAGCCTTTCAATACGATCTTGTGCAGAATCAAGTTCTTTTGATACAGCGCCTAATTCTTTAGCTACCTTTTTGTTATCATCAACAATTTGTTTTTCGATTGGTTCTAACTCAGATTCAAGCGTTTCTGAATTAGGGTCAAGTCGATTTAACTTATCGAGTAGTTCCCAGTTTTTAGCAAGGTCACGATTGGTTTGTGACTTAATGATTTTAGCTTCCTCTTCAGTCAATTTCATTTGACCGTCTGAAGATAATAACCACTCTTCGGCAATTTCTATGTTAGATTTACCAATATGGTTATCTTCAATGAATGTCTGTTCAGCAGATTCCATAGCTTGATTAACAGCTTCATTAAATGTAAATCCGGTTTGTTCACGTTCAGCAGCTTCTAATTCTTTAAGTGTGCCGTATCGAGTATTAGTTAATGCATTTTTACCGAATGCATTATAGCGTTGATGGTCTTTGTATATTGGGTACTGTTCCATTAAACGCTTTTCAATGTCAGCTTGAATAGAATCTTTTTCATCGTTCCATTCTTTGATTGGACGACTTTCCAATTCTTTCATGTACCGCTTCATAACACGCTCTTTCGCCATTTCCCCGACGTCGGCAATATGGCCTTGAATCTTTGCTTGTTCAGCTTCATCGAGCTGTTTAAATAACTTGCTAGATTCAAATTGTTCAAGTGCCTGTTCTTTTGTGTAGGCATCAATATCTTCTTGGGTAGCGATCATGCGTGCCATAATGTCTTGGATTTCCTTAGGTGGCAATCCGCCTAGTCGTGTCACCGCACGATAAATACGAGTTAGCCATTTAGAGAACATGCGGAATACACGTTGCAATCCTTTAGTAGGTGCTTTACCTTCACGAAGATAAGCCTCCCATCCACGAGCAAACTTTTCATGTGCTTTAGTATTATCAGCACCTTGCGCATCGTCCCATTCAGACCACTCTTTCAACTTATTCCAATCTGTTACAAGTTGCTCTGGGGCGTTTTCCATCTCAGCTAAGTTCTTAATATCATCAAAGAATACGTGTCCCATTTCATGGAGGAATGTTGAACGGTCAGCCGTTTTGAAGATTTGAATAAGGCGGTCAGTAGGGCTATTAATTTGTGTCATACCATTAATAGATTGATTGTATTTTTCAATTACTTTGATTGCCTTATCATCGAATACTACATAGCATCGTCCGTCTTGTTCGCCATCGTAATAGATGCCTTTTATACCGATACTATTTAAAAATTCACTAGCTTTTTTAGCATTTTTCACGTTATGAAGATTAAAATGTTCATCATTACCAAGTGCATGAGATAAAAACGAATACAACTGTTTACCAGCAATATTGGTTTTCTCTAATGCACCATATACATCAGTCTTAACATTCGAGATAGCTTTTTCTTCACGTTCTCGTTCTAACTGTTTTTCTTTCTCGTATTGTGAATATAGATCATATCTAAACTTTTTATACACAGCTTCCAATAAATCTTTATTACCAGCTATAGTATCAATATTTTCATCTATACCTACTGACTTCAAAAATCTATCAATATTTCTTTTTTGAATTTTATTGATGTCATTTATTGTTTTATTTTTGTTATGTAGTTCAGATATTATGTACCCTACATCCATAAAGCGTGTGTATTTATTTGTCCATTCATCACCAATAATAGCCCCTTTGTGATATTTAATTAATAGACTTGTAAAACGTTCTAGTTGTTCTTCTGACATTTTATGTAATCCGTTTTTCAAGCTATCTCTTACATATCGACTATATCCAGAAATAGGATATTGCTCTGGTAATAACTCTGTTTCATTTGGTATTTCTACTTTAAATAAACTGCTTTTGTTAGAACCTTGTGCTTTACTCAATACCTCTTTATATAGTTTGGATACTTTTTTATCTTTGGCAAAATACAATCCCCAACCATGTGCTTGGTTGCCCTCACCACTACCGATAGCGCCTAAATCAAACTCATCAAAATCATGTGGTGAACCATGCCATGCAGCTTGATAGTATTGATAATTATATTGTTTGCGTAGCTTGTCTAAATCGTCTTCGTTTGGTATACTATTGTTAACAATAAACTGTTTAGTAATCGGTTGGGCCATTTGTTGCCTGCTACCCGTTACTAGACGGTTTATTTTTTTTGTATTCGCATATAACAAGTTGCCATTTGCGATTTGTTGATTATACCAATTAATATTACGTCTTGGAGTAATGGTTTTAATTTTATTTATATTCGTTCCATTAGCAGTTTTAGTAAATGTAATGACAACTTGGATGTTCTCACCGCTTGCATTTATATTTGGGTTGCCGTTTTTAGCATACATATCTAATACAAGGATTGCTTCATCAGGAACTACTTTTTGTGAACGCCCATTATAATTTTTAAATACAGCAACTGGATTTGCTATTTTTTTAGGTAATAATTTAATGTCATCAATTGATATTTGATTAGCGTGTTTCCCAGTAATTACTTTATGAATTATGCTCGGATCAATCATGACATCGCCGTCAAATCCTAACATTTGTAATACGAGTGGAGAATCCATTATTTGAACGGTTCGATTAATTTGTTTTCCGTTCAATTGATCATCAACAACTTGTCCCCAATTCTTTATATCCGTTTCTATTTTTTGCTGCATTTGTAATGGTTGTGCATACCCATTATTATATGCACCGCCGTTCATTTGTACACGAACAGTATTGAAATAATCCATGGCCGTATAGTTACCACGTCCTGCACGTCGCATAATATCAGCCATAATATCAGCATGTTGCGCCATGAGTAAGGCATTAGCTTCCGCCGTATCACGTTGTTTACGGTCTACTGTTTCATCGCTCATTATGGATTTTAAAGACTGATACACTTCATATCCGGATTTTGATAATTGCATGCGTAAGGCGATGTCATTATCTGCAAGTTCAAATAGCTTATCTCGCATGGATTCTAGCGATTCAATCTGTTTGAGTGTATGCTCCATGTCAGCATAATGGGCACCGGCTTGATTAAGTGCTTCCGGATTATCTGATAATGCACCTTGCGTACGAGCAAGGCTAGATTGATACGCCATTCGTCTACGTTCTGCATTAGAACGTGGTGGTTTATTTTCACCTAACCATGTAGGGGTTACACCGCTAGTACGTGCGGTTTCTAAATCTGCATCCATAGCATCAAAATCACTTGTATATTGTTCTCGGTATTGCTCGGTTAATTCCTTGTACACATTGTTAAATGTTTGTTTAATGTGTGTCGGATCCGCAAGAACTATATCAAGCATTTCTTTATCTACATCGGATGTTTCATCAAAGTAGGAACGAATAATATCATTCTTAACACGCTCTGCACGTTTTTCAGTATCATCCTTAACAAGGTCTTTCATAGCATGGACTTCTTCTTTGGCACGTTCAAGTGTTTTCATAGAAAGACCACCACGTGTAAAGTAAGAGGATTCTTCCAACGCTTTAACTGTTTCTTCCGATAAGCCACCGCTTAATTGAGCATAGGACCCGATAGGTATTTCGATTGGAGCATCGGCGGTAATTGCCTTGGATACTTCCTCTTGAGTAGTAAGTCCTGCATCTACCATATTACGGATAGCCGCTTGACCTTCTGCAGTTTCAGCCATTTCATTAACATTTACATATGCAGTAGACACACCTATATTATCGCCCTGAGCTTGTACGATTTTACCGTAGAGTTCAGGGTTTTCTTTTGCCAAATTATTAACTGCAGCATCATTCTTTAAATTCTGCATGATAACATGACCGTTACGGTTTTGTTCTTCCATCACCACCATATGTTGTTCTTCTGGTGATAACTTTTGAAAGTCTTTAAAGGCTTTCATTGTGCGGGCACCACTAATGCCACCACCAATTACACCGAAACCAACTACCGCAGGTAGTGCTTGCCACATGGACTCACCAGCACCTACGAACATGTCACCTGCAGAATATGGTCCCTCTTGATCATTCGATTTACGCCAAAAATTATGCTGCAACTTTTCATTGACATCTTGTAGGCCTTCCTCAAATAGTTCTGGAGCGCCAGCTTTAATAGAACTCTTGGCAACCTGTGCCGCAGTAACGCCAATACCACGATTGAATGTTTCAGCAGCATTGCTAGTCCCTCTTGAAACTGCATTAGCAAGTGCGGACTTAGGAGCGATTTTAGATGCCGCTTTACCAATAGCACGAGTGGCCACAAATTCAATCCCTGCATCAATTGCAGCAAATGACATGGCATACTCTTTCGCTTCTTCATTGGAATATACTCGATTACCTTTTTGGTCACGTTTACCAATCAATTCAAGATATTTGTTGCCAAATGACATCTTATACATCTCGTATGCCATATCAGCAGAACCTAACCATTTAGCGCCTGTCATTGCAGTAGGTATAGCAGCAGAGCCACCACTAACTACACCACCGCCAATACCGCCAATAATACCTCCTACAACAGCACCTGTGCCACCTTGCTTGCCCATCATATAGATTTGACTAGCAGTTGAACCCAATACCTCTTGTAATGGACTTCCACCATCTGGGCGCCTATAACTTTGCAAGTTATTTTGTAATCGATTAACTTCAGCCGTTAATTCGCTAATCTTTTGTGGGTCAGATTCATAAGCTAAGGCGAAGCCAACATCGCCTAATTTCATTTGGTCATTCATTGCCCAGATACTTTGTTGTATGGAATCGAATATACCTTTTGTATTCTTGATTGATTCGATATTATTTAATGCTTGAATGCCTTCAGCTTGCGAGCCATATTTTACTTTATAGAGTTCTGGAAACTCATCATAAATATCTTGTAAAACTTGGCCACGTTCTGCACGCCTAGACAAATAGTCGGCACGTTCAAAGGCTTTATCATCGCCAAACATGACTGTATCTGCACCAATATTTAACGTCTTGGCAATTCGTAAGGCTTCATTAGCACGTAATTGATCATTGTTATATAAGAATAATCGGTCTGTGTTACTAACAAAACTAGCAGGTAAAGCATTAGGCAATGATTGTCCTAATTGACCTATTGCTTGGAATGTATTTCCCTGTTGCCCAAATGGAGATACCGTTGTTGTACCATCATCATTGGTAACGCTTATAGGTGTATTGGCGATTGTAGATAATGCATCTGCTGTGCTTTTTGCAATATCAGATACAGTATCTATTCCTTTACCGATAGCTTGTCCAACTGGCGTTAATCCACCTACAGGGTCAGATTGAACACCAGCATTAGCAGTAAATGAACGAGGGCCTTGTCCGTACCCTCTTATTAACGCTTGAAATTCATCACGTTCTTGTTGATTAATATCAGCCATTTGTATATCTCCGTTGTAATGCATTGTATTCTGATTCGTAAATATCTTGAGTGGAGCCATCACGATATGTTACTCGGATATAATGATTTCCTACAGGTTCAGCATGGACGATACCAATAGCTTGATTACTTGCACCGCTTATTGTAGAGGAATAATCATCTCCATCGCCAAAGTATGGTTTACTTGTACTACGTAATGTACTTGTTGCGACTGCAGCATCGAAGATTTCATCTTTCTCTGCGTCTGTAGGTGGTCTATGATGTTTGGTCTTAAATTCCTCAATACGACCTGCCATTTCTTGTTTAACACCATACTTAAAGCTACCTGCCAATGTCTTATCTTTTGGCATGACATCAGCTAATTTGTATTCATATGGTGTTAAATCAATGTTGCTGGCTTTCTTATTGTTATCGTCAATTTCAAGTAACGATGCATCAAGTTCATCATCCATGATTTTATTTGGCAACACTCGTTCTGCATATGCTCGTGTCTGTTCATAAGTGTGAGACTTAGCATACTGCTTAATACCCCACTTTTCTTGAGCAGTCATCTTTAAACCTTTTTCGTAAATTCTATCGAGCTTAGGTCTTTCACTCGCCATTTTCCCACTCCAGTATTCTTGTTCTTCAGGAGTGGTGGCACCAGCCAATTGAACCTGCGCATATTGGAACGCACCGCTTACATCGCCATTAGCTAACTTTTGATTTAAGATTGTTTGACTAGCTTGTAAGCGATCATTAATGGCAATCTTCCGAGTTTGTTCTTGCAACGTAAAGTAATTCTTGTACGCTGCTCTAGCATCATCTTCAGCTTTTTTAATTTGGTCTTCTGAATATTTAGGACTGCCACCACTTGTCATAGGAGCATTCCTCATACCTGCTGAATAATTAGCCTCGGAATCAGTATAATAGGAATTTGCCTTTAAAATATGCGCCCATGTATCTACATCATTAACATCTTTTAAACCGTCATAATTCCTTAAAAAACTTTGCACATAATCATCTGCAAATTCCTCATCTGTTTTATACACCTTGTAATAATTAGTACCACCATCTCGTTGACGGTTTTCCTCACCATTTGGTTCTACTTGTGTTAATCCAGCATAGTTTTTATTTTCTGTTTGTAACTTTCCGAAATTCGCACTACCACCGGTTTCGTGATAAAGTTGGCGATACACCATTTCCGCGTTATATCCATATTTTTTAGATATATACTGTGCAATTCCCCATAAATGAGTGTCAGCACCAGCACCGCTTTTTAATGCCTCTTCATTTTGGGTTTCCATCTTTGCTCTAACATACATGGCAGCACTATTCATGCCAGAGTTTAAATCATGGCCATATATTTTATATAACTTAGCATATGTATTGTCATCATTAACTAATTTGTTGATGTTCATTTGATTAGACATCTTTTTATATGGAGTCAAAACACTTTCGCTAACTACACCACTTAATGACGATATTAGATTTTCTGTTCTGGTGGAATCGTTTTCTGCAACAGCTCTATCTAGTAAATACTTACCTGTCTCATCTGTATTAGCACGGATTTTTTCATTGATCTGTTCATCATCCAGCCCCAATTCCTTGCCAGTAGACCTATACAAATCACCCATCAATGTAATTGTTTTCATTTGGTCAGCCATGTTGTCAGACCGAATAGCAGAATCACGAAGATTTGTAATTTGATTTTGTGTAGCTGTACTTAACGCCGTTTCATATTGACCTCTTGAATATTTGGATATGTTATTGTAATCAGTCGTTTTAGACGTTTCGACAGCTTTCGTAAAAGCATTAATAGCATCATTTGTTCTGAATTTATATTTACCCATAATTTCCCGTTGTATCTTATCTACACCGGCATTATAGTCAGGCAATATAGATTGAGCATTCATCCCTTTTCGATTCATCAGCCCATCTTTATCATCATTCAGCAACTGGTTAGTACTATTATTGAACTCATTAATAGCATTGGTTACATCGATGTAATCTTTTCGCTTATCAATTTCTTCCCATGTATTAGTTGCCTCTTGCAACGCTTTATTCATGGCATTCAGACCACTTACATTACCACCATATGCCATTTCATTACTAGAAGCTTGTGTACTCCCTTGAATTGTATTTAATTTTTGAGTGGGATCATAATTAACAAATTTCATATCCTACCTCATTTTGTAATCACGTTTAACAGTCACTACCGGCCCCCTATCTGTATACCCTACAGGGTCACCACCATATGTAGTCTTCATCTTTGAACCTGCATACTGCTGTTTAAGACTATACATAGATGATGCAGCACCAAGAATACTACCTACCATTGCCAAATTACCTTGACGTCGTGCATTTTTAGCGGAAGCACGTGCGGCATTAGCCTCATTCTGATAGTTCATACCATTAAGGTATTCATTGTAAATGGCATTATTTTTATTTTGCTCCCAGTTATAGATGTCTTTGTTATATTCATCATAACTTGACGCCATTAACTGTAATGGGGACCCTGCCATTTGCAATCCGCTTGCTCCTGCCTCGGCCGCATTTGTGCCGGATATAAGACGCATACGGTTATCCATCTTGTCACGCTCTTGTAATTGTTGCATGGCAATTTGTTCTTGCTTGCGGTCAGATATTCGCTTATTAGCCTCTGCCGCTTGTGCTTGGGCGTTGTACATCGAAACTTGCGCTTTTGTTTGTTGATTTTGCGCAATCATCCCTATGCCAGTGCTGACTGCGGTTAAGATTGCCGCTGCGGGTAAGCACATATGAAGTCCTCCTTCTTGAGAGTAAATAATTCTAAATCACCAACTTTTACAGTTGGATGAATAACGGCCCCAATCGATTCGAGCCATCGCTTTGTTTTAATGTTAGTTGTGTGAACGTAATTAAATAGCCATTCCCTAGTCTCTAACCATTCACCAATGACTTGATTACTCAATTTGATAAAACGCATCTGCCATCGCATATCGTTTTCTAATACTTTATTACCTAGAAAATAAATCCCATACATTCCGTTAACTGGTTCTTTTGAAATCCCATATACGCAAATAGCCACATCGTCTTCTACGACGACATGGCTATCATAATCAGATTTGCATATTTCGGAACAGAAATCCTTAAAAGGGTATAAACGATTCACCTCTTGGACTTCTATGGCGTCTATTGCCCTTAGGTTAACTTCTAGGTCGTGAATTAATTTATCGCGCCTTGTAGGCTCAATTTCGTCAATTTTAAAGTCCCGGTACATCTCTTAGTCCTCCGCCAATTTCAACTATGCGAGTAATTGATAATAAATTAAATGGGAACGGATCACTATGCTTTATACATATCGATGTATCTGTTGAATAGTTCGTACCCATTTTAGGTAAAATTACAGGCTTGTCGCCAGTAAATAGTTCATTCGGTGGTAATGTAATATCATCCATTCTGTCAAATGTACGGCCAACTTTACCGCCAAACGATTTATAAACTCGCAATACCACTCTTGATACCGTAGCAACTCGGCCTTGTAAAGTACCGTCTTGCATTTGCATTTCCACTGATGGAACACGAATTTTAGAGGTAAATGGTAACCCGATTTTGATATTGCTACCACTGACGTTTAATGGCAATAAGCCATCATCTGGCACAATTACATCCGGTTGTTGCTTACCATCAATTACAACTTGCACAGTTTGACCACTCAAATGAGGAATGTTAATACTATCAATTGCATTACTCGACTTAAATTCGACATAGCAATCAAGGAATACATTCACATCATCAGAATACAGTGGCACCATACGCTCGATACATTTAACTTTTTTCCCTTGCAATGTGCGTTCAACAAGAGTATACAAGCTATCCTGTTCACCCTCAGACACGGATTCACAGTATAGATATTTACCATTGGTAACAAAATGTGACCATCCGTACACCTTTTGCTCTGGTATATAGGTTAAGCAATTAATTTCTCCATCATTTCTGATGTAGTAGATAATACTATCTGGATCTTGCGCATACGCACTGGTGATAGTTAAATATCCTCTAACACGTGTCTTAACAAATAACGTAAGGTCTTGCCCTGTATAATTATCGGATTCATAGCTATACCCCATATCACGAACAGTGCCGCCACGTTCCTGTACAAATACGCAACGGTTACCTATGAATTGTGGTTCACACGATAAGGCCCCTCGTTGGGTTTGTGTTTTTAGATTACAGTTGGTAGGAGTAATAGTCTTATCACCACTTACAATCCATTCATTACCGCTTGTAAGAATGATTAGATCATTAGCCGGCACTAGATGACGAATCTCATACATCTTGCGGTTAATCACCGGCAAAGTAATCGAGCTATCATCTGTGATAGTGCCTTCCACCTTTTCAACGCTAAAGTTTGGATAGTCACCAGTGCGACTCATCCAAATATAGTTGGGATTCTTATTAGTAGCGGCCACTACAAAACGGTCTTGATAAAATGTACATAATTTGGGATAACCATTACTTCTGCCCCAACTCCCCATCTTCCATTTTGAAGTAGCTTCATTTTCAACAATACCATTTAAGATATTGACCTTCATTGTTTTAGCATCTACAAATTCTTTGAGTTCAATTATTCCCCAAGTAGTATATGGAAGAATTGACAAATCAACATTACATTCACCGCTTTTAATATCTGATTGAATGCGTAGCTTTGCATTTGGTTCAATTTTTCCGGCGTCCGTTACGTTGTAATCATTTTTACTGGAATATGTACGATAATCTTTCCATGTCGCACCATCATTTGTAGTAATTTGTATCTTAACAGTGCCAGTCCATGTTCCGTGTGTTGTAAACTTCCACGACAAATCTTGGTCTGTGGAGTAGGATTCTACATTGTAATTGATATTATTGTATTCATTCCATTTATGAACTCCACTAAAATGTGTGCGTTTTTCTTTTTTTTCAACAACTGTACCAGTACTTTTAGTATGAACAGCAGAAACAAAATACCCAAGTTGCATTACCATGCCCACCATATCGGCGTTAAACATGTTCGTACTAGATTGTACTGTATCACCGGTTACCGTTACCGTAGCCTTTACATCAGTATTAATACTGTCATATGGCTGTTCTGTTAGTTTATAGGCTTCAAGTCGCCAATCTGTGTCACTATACCTAGATAATGTTTGAATTGGATATTTACCACTGCAGATGAACATTACATCACCAGATTGGCTACAATTCAAATCAAACAATATATCGCTAGTGAAAGGAGTCGTAACTTCGATACCGGTATAAATTCCGTAGTTCCACACACGAATATATTTGTCGCCAAACTCGAGCATGAATGAATTATTAGTGTTTGTCGTAAATTCAAATAGTCGTGTTGGCTTATCGCTATATTTAACTTGCCCTACATATTGGCTGCCTTGTCGTTTTGCAACTGCCCCATATGGACGAATAACTACATTCTCTGCTTCTAATAAGGCACTTTTATATTGCTCTAAGTCAAAGCGACTCGATACATCCGACGATACCTCACCAGTTGTAAATGCTAATTGTGAAATATAGATAGGATTACTCATTACCAATCCCTCGCTTTCACATAGCTAGATATATATACTGCATCTTGTTTACGTTCTTTAGCGTTCATGCCTTTAGCTTCTTGAACTGCAGCTTGATACAATTTATATGCTTGGTCAAACAATCCTCTGTCACCAGTAAGTGGCATAGCTAATGCGCTAGCCAATTTACATTGCAACATATACAAGGATATCGAATCCCAAACATCTAAGTCTGTCACGTCATATATATAATCAATGAATGCTAGTGGCACATCGCTCACTATGCATTTTTTGTTATTTCCAATATTAAATATGTTGTATTCCGGTTGCGATTCCGCATGAAAGCGATCGCCTTGTGGAATAACCCCTAATATCCGAATACATTGTTCCGGATACGCATATACGTAATTCCACCCATTAATTTTATGAGCGGACAATACCAATCTTTCATTTTTGCGAGCAAAATTCCATTCAAATTGTCGCAATACCAACTGTCTAGTTGTGTCATATTGCATACGGCATTGACGGCCTTGCTCGGTTTCTTCTTCAAATGAGTAAAGCAACCCTGCATTAATTAATGCAAGTGCTTGATTGCAGATATCAGTAGGTGTCATATTTCCCCCTATATGGTAATAGAGGGATGCATAAGCACCCCTCATATTGTCACTTATTCTTCCGTAGTATCGGTTTTCTTTTTGCTTGTTTTCTTAGGCTTTTCGTTGCCAGTGTTTTCATCTGGTGGATTTTCATTGCCGGTATTGTCACCTTCAGTATTTTCATCTGGTGGGTTTTTGTCACCCGGTTCTGTTTCATTGCCCGGTTCCTTATCTTTAGGCTTTACGTTTCCTACAAATTCAAAACAATCTTTTCCGAAATCATTGATCACATCTTCTGGAATATCAATTGTTTCGCCTTTCTCAACAAGGCCGTGCATAGTTAGATACATTTTTTGTTTAGTTGTTACTAACATAATTACACCACCTTATCGAGCAATATTCGTATCAAATGTAAGGAATGCGGTAATAGTACCCGCAGTCATATTATTCGCATTGATGCGAATAAACTTTTTCGCACCAGCTGGAATACGCATTACACGTTCTTCACCAGCTTTTGCATTAGCAGGTAATGTAACACCAGTCAACAATTTAGCATCAGCCATATTTTCCTTATCGGAAGTATAGACATTGAATAAACCTGTACCGGTTACATCTGCATCAATACGAATAACAAGCCAAGGAGCGACAACTGCGTCGCCCCCTTCACCATTCATTACCACTTCGGAGTTTGTATTGGCTGTAATAGCCTTTTTCCAAAAGAATACATTTTCTTTATCAATCATCATAACTTGGTTACCCCCTATTATTTAACTTGTTGTTCGCCAATAATTAATGCATCAGTACGACGTACTGGAACGTCATTGAAATCAACAACGATTTTTCCCGGTTCTTTACCTGCTGCAGTTTGATATTGGTGACCTTTATTAAGTTGTTTGCGTAAGAAACCACGAACTGTTTTGTTCATGTACCAAACTGGACGACCCATACCAAGGTTAGGGATTTTTTCTTCTGCATCAATCATTAAGTCGATAAGGTCAGCACCTGCAGATGCATCTTTTGTAAGCTTAGATACATCAATGTTCGCAATACGAACAGCATAACGCCAATCACGTACTGTTAATCCCAAATCCCAAGAATAATGAGTTTGATATGCTTTATACTTTTTGCCTTCACCATCAAGTGCATCAACTACACCATCATTTTCCATTGTGAAACCAGCTTTACCACCTTTAGGATAGAACCCATACATAGTATTAGGGCCCCATACGCAAAGCCAAATGGAAGTCAATTGATTACCAGTACCACCTGCATCAATAAGGTTTTCAGCGGAACGAGCAGTCTTATCATTGTAACGTGGAGACAATCCGATAAATTTTTCAGGTTCAGATTTAGAACCATAGAATAATGTAGATGCCATTTCTTGGTTCATAGATTCCAAGAATGCACGATCTTCTTGTAAACGGAATTCAGCAGCATTGTTAGAAATATCCACCAATTTACGGTCAACAACTGCATAAGATTCAAGCATACCGCAGGCGTCTGTAATTTGTGCTGTTTTGGATTTATCTTGATTTACACCGCTATTAAATAAACGCCAAGTTGCCTTTGGTAAACCAGTACGAATGGTAGTCATATTACCAGTTTGAAGATTCCCTTCAAGCATTGTCATATCAGTTAAAACTTCATTGGTTTGGTTCATCATTTCAACAATTTTATCGAGATGACCATCACCTTTTACACGTTGTGCTACATCGAGCAAAGTAGGATTTAATGTTCCAATTGCCATTTATTTTTCTCCTTATTTCTTCATGTCACTATAAATAGATTCAGCCAGTTGTTGTTCGGTTGTAATTTCATGGCTGCCTTTAGAATTGCCCACGCCCGGGTCTTCCTGAACCATTTCGCCAACTGCAGCAAATACCTTAATCATGTTGATATTGTTGTCAATATGACTATCAACAAGTAATTGACGTAATTCAGGTACCGCTTTAGTTAGTGCTTCAATGCCTTTACCTGCAAGAGCTACAGTTTCATCGAATTTGCCACCTAATTCCTGTTTAGCTTGGTCATAATCCGCTTGTTGTTTTTCAACAATTGCTTGCTCTTGCTGCTCTTGATAAGCAGTTAAGATGTTCTGTGCATACTGACTGCCAAACTTGGCTAGTTCAACAGCCTGTTCTTGTGTAGCACCGACTTGATTAAGTAGCTTGCTAAAGTCAGCGGATACAGTTTCATCAAGTTCAGTACCTTCAGGAAACACTTCCTTGAAGTCATAAACCGTTGGTTCAGCAGGTGGCGTATTATCACCGCCTAGTACAGATGGATTACTACCTTCGCCATCTGGTTTAGCAGGTGGTTCAGTAGGTGGCGTAGGATTATTTTGGTCCGGATTCGTGCCCGGTTCATTGCCAGTCATGCTATTGTTAGCTCCCATATTTTCTCCAGCCATTTTGTTTCTCCTTTTCGACTAAATTATTAAAATATTCTTGCTGCCCGATATATTCGAGCTGTGCTTGGTGGTACTTCTTAACCCCATCGACGCCTAATTTGTTTAGGTCACCATGGAATAACAGCCCTACCTTGCGTTTTCCTTCGTTGAAATATGTTTCACTGTTGCCAGTAAACGATTGCTTTAATATCATTGAGCGATCCATTAGCCTACAAAAAAACCACCTACCAAGTTCAGTACTTAGTACGTGGTTGAGAGCTTGCATATCTCGCTCTTGCATATAATCTTTAATTGTTTTCATCTAAACACCGTCCATTCCTAGCCACTGCTGTAGTGCAGGATTGCCATCATTGGCGGCGTCTGTTGCTTGTTTTGCTGCTCCAGCCAATTGAGGTGCTAATTGTGCAGCCTGAATCAATTGTTGTTGCTGTTCCTGTTCAGCTTGTGCCTGTGCCTGTTGTGCTAAGATTTCTTGATATTCATCATCGGAGCGAATAATCTTAGCTGGTACGCCTAAGTTAACTCCGTATGTATTGGCGGCCTCTTCAAAGTTAAACTTGTTAACAATGTTAGGATTAGCCTGTGCCAAACTCATAATGAATGCAAAATACTGTTCGATGTTCACTAATGAACTCATCTTTTGCGCTTGGGCTAATGGAGAAATATATTCAATCTTAACCTCTTGACCGTTTAACTGGTCTAAGAGTTCTTCATCCTCAACAGGTGGAAATACACCGGCACGATCTAGGACGGAATACACACGTTCAATGATTGGATTTAAGAATTCAGATAGCAACCGTTCGACCACCGGGCCTAATTGTTGGAGTTTTTCTTGAGTACGTTCCATAACTTCACGAGCCGTCATCTGGCCCTTGTCGATTTGGTCTAACATCAAGAATAAATCAGCACTATAGGCTCTCTTGATTGAATCCTCTGTAACTGCAATCTTATTCTGGATATCCTGTAAATTAGACTGCACAGCAAACATCGGTTCAACTTTATGTTGACCCTCAATCTCTGTAATGCCACCCGGATACAAGTTAACCGTACTAATGACATCAGATGGTGCTTGCATAGGAGGTTTAACACCCAATTCAACGGCGGTCAGATAGTCAAATTCTAACTTCTGCAGCATTTGTGAATCTGGTTGAGCAAACCATGCGGCACCCTTACCGTAACCATTCAAATCCATTGACGTATGTCGAGCGATTGGAATTGGCCATTCTTCAAAGCCACCATGATACAACACTTCATCGCTGTTACTGCCTTCAACCCAATAGATAGAAGAATATGGCATATTGCGACGTCCTAACTTATCCTTACGGTCTTTGTTGGGTTCGACCAACCAGTTGACTGTGAATGACTGTTGCAAACTGTTTCCATTGTCGTAAATATTCTTAACGTTATCTGGGCAGTTATCATACCCAAACTGTTCGACAATCTGATCAACTGTCATTTTGTATTTACGGCCAAAGATATTTACGGTTTCCTTGCTATTTGTACTAATAGCATAGGTACCTATTGGATACGATGTGAAACGAACACCAGATTCACTATCAGCAAATATCCCCATTGGAGCTTGCCCAATAGGCAATTCCATGTAAATTTGATGAACTACGCTGTAGAAATTGGATTTAGCAAGAACCGCATACAGGATTTCCTCGCGTTCATCCAATAGTTCAGCGACTTGGCTATTCGCTGCTACATCGATATTCTCCATGGTTAGCTTAAACCATTTACGGCTTGGTGGAGTAAGTCCGCTCATAACACCACTGGCGAATATTTGGCAACTTTCCCAAGCTACAGGATTTAATATTTTACCGTTGTAAGGTTCCGACTGGTCTTCTTCACCATCGAACTGACCAATGAACGGCAACTGATAGTCTCGCAGTTGTTTCCATTTGTTCACGTATCGTTGCTGCGCATTAAATAATTGCGAAAATTTCTTTCGTAATTTCGTATAATCACGCTTAACAGGCTTAACACCTTCCGTAGGTTGTCTAGCTAGTAAAGATTCCATTTCCGCCATGCTAGCCTCCTAAAATTGATTTTTGACCACTTCCAGTTGGCCCTAAAATAGTAGATTCAAAACCACGTTTGAATTTGCGTTTAGTTTCTGCCATTTCCTCACCAGTCTGATTGCTCATATTCGCTTGAACAACCGGAGCCGGAGCAGGTGGTGTATAGTTAGCAGATGCACCTTTCATACACATCTTTATCCCTCACTTTCTACAATTAAAAAGGATTGTAACTCGTATTAGCTACAATCCTATTGCCTGTTTCGCTTTTTTTAACGACCCGCGCAGCAAAGGTCAAGGCTAATGCATCGCCTTTATTTGGTGATGGCAACCCTCGGTCTTTCATATCTTTTTTACTTTCGAGCTGAATGTGTCCGTTTTTATCGATAATAGCCTCTGGACCTACAATGTCATCATATAGGGCTTGGTCATTCGGTGGAATAGAACCACCCTCACGGAGCCATTCTTTCATTTGTCCCCACATGTAAGCCCTCATATTAAGATATACAGGGTCATTACTCTTACCGCCAAACTCAATCAATCGCCATTTCCGCCCTAATTGCTTACCGATAGAATATATCCCTGTACCATATCCCATATCGATGAATACGGCATCTGCTTTGTATTCGTCCTCAAACTGAGCAATCAGTTGAGCCATGCGCCAGTCATCGTCATTCTTAGGAATAGATGCAAGCGACTTCATATAGTAGCCTTGCCGCATTACTATTTCTAAGGAGTCTGAACCAGTCCACGCAGGATCCACACCAATGATTACCGGTAAGTGGTCAAATGCTCCCGGCTTATAAGATTTTTTTTGTGCTTTGTCAGCAATTTCAGTAGAGATAAACTGCAAATCTGATGCGGAAGGGAACACGCCTCGAACACGAACTTTAAAGAAGTCAGAATCCTCACCGTAAGCCTCTAACCATTGTTCTATCTTAGCTTTGTTAGATATCTTAACTGTCCGGCTATCAATCTGATATGTATTCCAGAACTTTCTATACTTCCGAAAACATTCACGGAACCGCCCACTATTACGAGTAGGGTTTCCAAAGGCACACCAAATGATTTCAGTGTTAGCATCTGTAAGAGCCCCTTCAGTTACTTCCCAAATGACATCATCAATAGCAGAGGCTTCATCAAATAGAACCAATATCCGATTACCTTGGTTATGTAGACCAGCGAATGATTCAGGGGAATTCTTACTCCAAGGAATGGCATCAATACGCCATGTCTTTTCATAATCTTTATCGCTACTGAATATAGCTGTGGCTGTGTAGGTAAACAAGTCTTTAGCAATGAACATATTGTGCCATTTGCTAAGTTCTGGCCATGTTTTTGTCCGCAATTGGCCTTCTGTATTAGCCGTAACTACACCACGAGTATTCTCATGAGTAGATATCGCAAAATGAATAAGCCATGATATCAGTGCTGATTTACCGATACCATGGCCAGATGCTACCGCCTCTTGAATAGCGGTTTGTAGGTCTTTGCCCTTCTTTAATTGTTCACCGATATCTTTTAATATTTGAATTTGCCATTCATCTGGACCTTCCATATCCTCCAATGGCGTCCCCGGCTCTCCCCACGGATAGGCAAAATATACAAACGCTAACGGATCATGTGTAAGAGCGCCTAATGCCTCAAACAACTCGTCATGTTTTTCCATTAGCTCTCTCCCGTGCAGCTTTCAACTTATCCATAGCAGACACCGTAAGCTCACCTTTGACATCGATATTTTTAGTATCCCTCCATTTTTCAGGATTGCGGTTCTTCAACCAGAATATTTGAGCTGTAACATCTGGGGGCTGTTGTTTCTTTACAACTTTAACAAGCTTTCCATTCTCGTATGTTTTCTCTTCATATTCGTAACCCATAGCACGTTTATGCAATGCATTTTCAACTTCAAGGTCAATAACTTCCTTCCCTCTTTTAAGGGACTGCAGAAACTGCGGCGAACTCTTTTTCCAGTCATACAAAGTTCTAATCGAAATCCCTATATTTTTTGCTATTTGTTCATCAGTAAGGCCATCACGAGCCCAACCTTCTGCACGCAATAAATTATCTGGGTCAGTTAGCCAGTTTTTTCTATTTACTCGCAATGGATCATCACCTCACTTTAATGTATTACCGCCCTTGCGAATCATCTTCCCATTTTTTCTTACACATAATCCGCATGAATTTCTACTAGCACTTGAATGCGTAATATAGGATTGACATAAGCCATCATAAAATATTTCATTGGCCGTACATATTCCATTTTTATTATTCAAGCATTTGTGCTTGATGCAGTGTATTTGTGTCATAATTTTTTGTAACAAAAAAGGCACATCAATTAAGATGCGCCTTTTTGCGTTTGGTACTCTAAATGCTTAGGAGATGAACTCATGTTCTTCCACTTACAATATATCATAGATATAGGGGGCTTAAAAGGTCGGAATTAGCCGATTTAAGCCGATTTTAGGCGGAGTTTATAACCTAATTCAAGAAGAGCCAAATTCTTATATTCTTTTCCTTGCGATTCGCCATATCCCACAAATGCATAAGCCCCTTTAGCAGACATACCATTGATATATTGTTGCATGAGGATAATAGATCCAACTGTATTGGTTAGTGAATCAATCATATGACAAGCATCATCACGTTTGGTAAGTAGTTCATGGATTTGACGTTTGTACCTCATTTCCATATCAAGTAGCCGGTTAATATCATCTTCAATACCAGATGGTTCACCCCCATCTACTCGTTCTTTACCATAATTTACGGCACGTAATGACGTGATATCATTTTTAATGCGTTGGATATTACGCTTTAACGATTTAATCCGTAATGCTGCTTTACTTGCCTCATGCAGGTACTCATATGCCAGTTCACGATATTCTTTTTTACTAAGTTCTACCATAGGACCACCACACAGACAATATTTAAAACAAACAGGATGATACATATTACCATATCCCGTATTTGTGATCTAATAATTTTCTGCAATTGCATTTTATATACGTCAGAAACCATAAAATGTTTTAATGCAGCAGCTTCACGATAAGAGTAATAGGACATTTTAAAAATAACCACAAGGTAAATCGCCAGTAGAATGTTTATAACAACCATTTCATTCATGGGTATCACCTGCTAACTTAATACAAGATTTCAATGTATCAGAGATTGTATTTTGTTTTATTTCATCTTGTACGGCATCCCACATTAATTTATTTTTATTTTCATATATACGGAAATACTCAGCTACAACATGGCGTTTTATGTTATACACAAATTCTTCTAAAGGTATTTTTGAATGTTGAATTCCTATTAAATCTACCCTGTGTCCAATGTGCACACTACCGATTTCATATTCGATTAAAAAACTATTAAAATCATATGTAACTTTAGGCATATAAACATTATCAATATTAACAATGGTTAACGCACCGGATAAAAGTTTAATAGCATTATCTATTCCTTCTTCAAATAACGTACTATAAAGTCTCATACTCACCTCTTATGATAGGGCGGATATTTCATCGCCCATGTCCTAATCATCAACCAACATTAAATAATATGTCCTTAAACATGATAATTGTCATTCCGATTAACAATGTAAAACTCCAAACAATCATACATATCATCAACACATTAAAAAAGCCATCTTTTTTACACATTATTTACCGCCCATACATTATTTAATCAAAAATACCAACATCACCAATAAATAGATCAATAGCAAAATGCTCATAGCTATTAATCCAATAATGGCACCACATAGATCAATTCCTCGTTGTAGTCTTATTTTTTCGCTTTCACGTATAATCCTATACATTTATCTGCCTCTTTCTTATGTCACATATTGCTTTTTCATATAAACGGCCAATTTCTTTTGTTACATCGCTAACAAATCTAGCCAATGAACTTGAATCAGATAATCCACGTTCAACAGTCAAGCATATTGGTTCCTGATACTCAAATATTGCCACTTTTGTTTTATAGGAAAATCTTATGTTTTTTTTATGGATACAAATTTCAGGAATAACATCCTTGTTGCCTAAAGACATTTTAAATAATTTTGCAATTGTTTCATGTCGTTTTTCTTCAAAATCCTTTGCGATTATTTTTTTTATAATAGTTTCACATTCATCAAATAAATAATTGTTAAAATTCTGTCCAAACTTATTCATATTGGTTTATCCTTTTCAGTTATCTTTAATACACATAGTCTTCACATCGTTTTAATATATCGTGAATTAATTTCAATGGAATATTGGAACGTGAATTATATCTGCCTCCAACATTACTTAATTGATGCCATTGCAATTTAGCTTTTATATTGTTTTTCATTAACTTCAAATCAATATTGCTGCCAAACTTTGTTGGTTTCTTAACAGGGTAATCATAGTTGTTGTAGTAAGTTAGGTTTTCATAAGGAATATCAAATCCTATTACATTTGCTATGTACTCCCATATCCGTCCATATGCTGGGTTTTCAATTACGAACACTTTAGGTTGATAACGTTCAATGATTTTTATCGTATTATAAATACACATTTCACCATTGATTCGTGTTAAGAATTGCTTGTCGTAATTATATTGAACACGATCATATTCAGAATTATTACGAATTGTAAATTTACTATTCTCTTTGATTTCACCAAATAATGAAGTGATGCTATTAGGCTCACGTTTCCAACAAGCATTTCCATTTATCATTGCACTGGCATTACTCCAGCTTTCGCAAGGTGGACTAGCTAGAATAACATCAGGTCTATCTAGTTTGTCTAGCTGTCCCCATAGTGCGTTGGGGTTATGTAGCGTATTTATAGCAAGGTCTTGATTAATAGATGCATCACCAATGCCTATTGATGTGATTGTGTGTTGCCCCCCCATATTCACGTTATATTCATTTACCGCTTGACGATAACAGCCATTTCCATCATCAAATAAACCCCAAATATTCATTGGTATTCCTTTATCAAATCCGATTTAACGCTTTCCATTCACTCAATGTAAAAGTGGAAATACTATGTTTCTTAGCATACTCAAATTCACCTTTACAGCCTCTGCTTGTCTCCCAATCAGGACATAATACTAAGACATCACAATGTCCAAGTAGACTTAAACATATATCTAAACCTTTCTGATATTCAGTGCCGGTTAGATATACATGCCCAAAATTATGAATCGGGGAAATATAGTCATGACTGGCATCATTTAAAACCAAATCTCCCATGATCACATCAATCTTTTTACGATTGCTTTCCTTGCCACCATAAGGATGAGCAACATAAACTAATTTTTTCTTCATAGCATCAACCTTTCAACGTTTCAATATGTACCCAAATCCCTGTTACTGGATTCCAATACTTTTCTGTAATTTCACTACAGACTTGAGCATCATCATTCCAGTAATTCAACTTGGTCATACAGTCCTTAAATAATTTAATGAGATTATCTGTATCTGGCCGAGTGGTTTTCCAATGTGGTGTTTTACAATTTGCTTTACCGAAACACCACTTGGTCACCAATCGAATAGGTCCCTCTAATGGTTCACTAGGAACATGATCAGCTAAACCATTTAAGAATATTTGCTTAGCGTGTTTCAACTTATCAGATTCATAAAAGATAGGCTTACCATGTTGTGTATTCACCTGCTTAGTTTGATGTGTAACAGTAGGGACCTTTTTAAGAGGAATGAAAAATTCAATAATCAATAACCAATCCTCCTTTATTGAGAATTAATTGATAATAACCAATACAATTTTCAAAGCCCTTTTGTAATGTAGGGTTCAACCTAAGGGGAAGAGGTAAGAAAAGGATGATTTTAGAAATCCTTTTCCTTACCCCCTTAGCTTGAATCCACCTTACATTGGGACACAAACATACAAGGACATACACTTATATATATAAGAGCGTCTGTCCCTAATTTTGTCCCTCTATAAACTTCAATTTTCATCAATTGGTTTACATTCTAAATTAGGGTCTATAAGCTTACCAAGATTGATATTATAAACAGGGCTTTCTTTTAAATAACGACGTAATGTTTTTTCACTTACTTCCATAAGTTCGGCAACTCGTTTTATTTCTACTTGTCCAGTAAAACCATTTTCTGCATCAGCAATATTAAATGCATCAACAATTTGCTCTTTCTTCTTTTCCTTAGCAGCTTTTTTGCGTTTGTTTATAACATTAGCGCCTTTTTGTTGTGGGCTATCAAATTGAGCCATTGCAAGAAACCCATTTGTATCCACTTTGTGAATAGGGTATTCAAACCATAAATCCACCGGTTTAAACTTCGGATATTCTCGGAGTGTTCCTTCCATTCGCCATGCAGTACATTGGCTAGTATCAATAGGAGCATCTTGGAGTTTATCCTCGTTCATGTTCTCGAGTTCAAGTTCTAGTAAGTCAAGTAATGCATCTGGATCACGAGCGAATACACCGGAACCGGATGCACGGTCCATAGACCGCTTACCAGTTTGGCTACCCTTTGAATGGTGATGACAATAAATAACTGCGCATTTAAGTTCAGTACATACTTTGTCAAACTGATTACAGAAATTCGCCATTTGATCAGCACTGTTTTCGTCACCAGTTATGACCTTATAGATAGGGTCAATAATGATAGCCTTGTAATTACGCTTTTGGGCTCTGCGAATAAGTTTAGGAGCCAACTGGTCCATTGGTAATGACTTACCACGTAAATTCCATATGGATATGTTTCCAATGTTTGTTGGTTGCTGTTCAAGGGCCTCGTATACATCCTTAAATCGATGCAAGCAGGATGCCCTATCAAGTTCCAAATTGACGTATAGAACTTTGCCTTGCGTGCAGTCAAATCCAAACCACGGTCTACCTTCAGCAATGGAAATGCACAATTGAATTAACGCAAATGATTTACCCGCTTTAGATGGTCCAGCAATGAGCATCTTATGTCCTTCACGAAGAATCCCTTCAATTAATGGCGGTGCTAGGTCTGGCATGTTATCCCATAATGCGTCAAGTTCTTCTGGTTCCGGTAAATCATCATTAACGGATGCGATCCATTCTTCCCATTCCTTATAGTTTTCTTTGCCAATATTCGTTGCCATAAGGAATTGGGGCTTGCCATCACGCATAACGCCCGGCATTCGAGACAATCGGCTAGGATTACGATTCTTTTTATCCGGCTTAAATCCATTTTTGTGAGCAATGGAATATATAAAGTCAACACGCTTTCTATATTCCTCATAGGAGTAAGCATCTACTTTAACGATTGCATGAATTGATTTACCGCCACTAAATACCATGGCTGCAATTGGTAACTCTAATTGTTCAAGTATGGCTTTTTGTTTTCCGAGTGACATATTGTCAGATTCCAAGAGCATATACCGAAATGCAGTTACATTATCATTTTTAACACCTTTACCATCAATTGGATTAAACCGAATCCATGCGCCCATTTCTTTGTTAAAGCTGCCAAATACATTTTCTAATTGTGTTGTACCGTTAATACCATCTATGATTTGTTGTACCGTACGGCTATAATTTCCCATTGTAGGAGACTGTTTCCCATCTGGTAAGGAGAATGTATTAACTACATACCCAACGTATTCCTCTGGCTCAAATAACGTAGTCAGATATGTAACAATATCTTGTTTACGTTGCTCTAAAGGATATGATTTAGGAATATGAACATCAGATTCTTCAATCCAGTTCTTATCAACAACTTGATATTGTTCTGGAGTTGTGGCCAATACCATGGAATCAAAACTTAATGCTTCATTATTTTCAAGCTTACGTTTTGATGTCCATCCGTTTTCTTTTGCCATTTGAGTGATCGTTGCACCTGTAACAAGTTTTCCAGTATACCGGCCAAATGACTCCCATTTAGCAGCACATTCACCTTCATGGAATCGTTCTCCATCATCTGCAGACCATTCTTCCCATATAAACATAGGATAGCCCTCTTGATGGAGAGCAAGTCCTACGTTTAACCATTCCTCATAGGAGCATTGGGCAGGGTCTATATATTCGAGTAATTCTCGTAAATCAATTTTGCTTTCCATGTTTACTCCTTACCATTGAGGAACGAATTCTTCTACAGGTGGTTTATATGTAGCAGGCACTACACCTTTAGGAATGCGCCAACCACTAGCACTAATACGACTAATCATCTTAGAGGCTTGGTTATTGCTCCATGTTCCTACATTCTTAAATCCTTTATTTTCAAGGAATCTAATTTGTTTAGGGGTAGACAAGCCTTCTTCACGACGTTTTTGTAATCTATCAATGAGCATAGATGCTTTGCCAGCATCTTCAATGTTGTCACCATTAATCCCAAATTGCTCAAGAGTTTTCTTTTGACTATCCGTAATCGAACTCATTTGCCAACCAAAGGCTGGAACATAATGGGTAAGGTCTTCAGCTTGAATAGAAAACTCGAATTGTAATGGATCAACAAGTTGCGCTTTCTTCTTACGCATAGCAGCAAGTTCTTTTGCAAGTGCCTCTTCACGTTGAGCTAATACATCAGATTCTGCATCCCTTTCACATTCTTCAAGGTCCATTCCTTTTTCTTCAAGAATTTCCGTCATACGTTTGGCCACATCATCTGACTTAGCGATTAAATGAGCAGGTCTACATAATTCGTGACGCTCCACATGCCATAGAAAATCTAAAATTAATAGATGATCTTTACCCGGTGAAAGCCGTGTGCCACGTCCTATCATTTGACAATACAAGGCACGAGACCGAGTAGGACGTAATACAATTACACAATCAACGCTTGGACAATCCCATCCTTCCGTGAGCAACATTGAATTACAAAGTACATTATATTTACCTTCAGCAAATGCTTGTGTAATTTCTGTACGGTCTTGACTTTTGCCATTTACTTCTGCGGCTTTAAATCCTCGCTCATTAAGAATTTCACAGAATCGTTGACTGGTAGCAATTAATGGTAAGAATACGACGATTTTTCTATCTCTATATTCCATTAATTTATTGGCTATTTCCTCTAAGTAAGGCTCTAATACCCTACCAATATCACCTACGGCAAAATCGCCAGTTGAAATCTTAACCGATGAGATATCCAATGTGAGTGGTAATGTTTGTACTTTAATCTTAGATAAAAAACCCTCTTGAATAGCTTTAGATAACGTGTATTCAAATGCTAAACTTTCAAATACACGTCCTAAATTTTTCATATCTGAGCGATCTGGTGTAGCCGTTACACCTAAAACTTTTGCTTGGTCAAAGTAATTTAATATAGCTTGATAGCTACTAGATACAGCATGATGTGCTTCGTCAATGATAATGACATCAAAGTACGTTTTACTGAACATTGACAATCGTTTGTCTTTGCATAAGGTTTGAACTGAACCTACTATGATGCGGTCCCATTGTCCAAGGCATGTATGTTCAGCCTTTTCCATTGCAGTTGTAAGCCCTGACGCACTCATAATTTTGTCAGAGGCTTGCTGCAATAGTTCTTCACGATGCGCAAGGATAAGAACACGCTTACCCCTGCGAACCGCTTCCTCAGCAACTTTGGCAAAACAGATTGTCTTACCCGTACCAGTCGGAAGAACTAATAATGTCTTATTAACCGTTTCCCATTCACGCCATATCGAGTCTACAGCTTGTTGTTGATACGGTCTAAGTTCCATTAGAATGCACCGTATCCATTTGCTTGAGCATTAGGGTTTGCAAAGCATTTTTTAATTTCGTTACGAGTACCGTTATTACCGTCATTTTTGACATAGTTTTGTTGTGTTAGCTCACACATAGCGGATTTACCCATTAATTGGTCAGGGTCCGGATTATAATTTTCACCTTTTTTAGCTAGTCCTACGGCCATAAATAGTTCTGTAACTTTCCAGATTGTAGATTTCGTATAGAATAAGTTGTGAATCAATTTTGTTTTACCTTGATCACCACCATCTACTTCGAGAGTAATTTGAGCTTGTGGACAAGATGGTAGCTTGCTACCTTCTTTAGGTTCATAAAATTTCTTTGCTACATCTGTGATTACAAATGGATAAGAACCAGCTTCAAGTAACGTATATTCACGTTCTTCCGCTAAAATAGGTTGGTCAAATGAATATACTTCTTCTGCTTTACCGAATGTTTCAAAATTGCTTTGTGTTGTCATAATAATTAATTTCCTTTCTTAATTGCTTCAACAATATTTGGCCAGAATGGGATAATCCACCCATTAACGAATTCTGGATCATAATTTTCAAATGGCGTACCAGCTGGATACTTACCACGAGCAATAACTACTGATTGAACTTGTTCTAATGTGATACCATCTTTAACCATTAAGTCTTTTAATGGTTTAGGAATAGCCGTTTCAACTAATGGTGTTTCGTTTTTGTTGGCATCAACAGCTTCCTGTGGTGGTCTTACAGGTTGTGTTGTAGTAACTTCCCCAACTTGTTCCTTGGTAGCATTCATTACTTCTGGAGCATATTCATTATTAGCGGCTTGCGCTAATTCTTGTGCTGCAGCAGTTGGTAGAATATCATCAGGAATAACATGAGCGATTTGACTATATTCAAATGGCATCATATCTGGTAATCCATGGCGGTTTTTAGCATCCCACGCAGGATTATGAGTTGCATACATCAACCGTTTACCATTGGTTGCTTTCTTTTTGTTTGTCTGAGTTGTGATGATTTCATTTTTATAATTGGCAAAGAGTACCATGTCTGCCCACTCTTTAATAAGTGGAGAGGTTTGACTTCCTGTCTTTTTGCCAAGCTTCAATTCAAAACGATCATATGCGCCTAATTCATCTGGCTGTTCAAATTTACGAATTTGAGCATGAGCAGTAAGCACTACATTCATACCTGCATTGATAACTTCATCAAGTAGATTTAAGAAACGCCCCATTTCTTCACGGACAAATACATAACCGTTACCATAACCAAAGTCTTCAATACCAGATTTATTATGTTTCGCACAAATAAATTCAACACATAACTGTTCCGCCCAGTCGATAGTGTCAATGACTAAAGTCCGATAGAACCCCGGCATTGTTGCAAATTCCTTAACAAAGGAAATAAGCATTTGCCACGATGTAGGCTTATCTGTACGAGCCACATCTAAATGGTCTGTGCTGCTTTCTGTATCAATAAATACAGGTGAGGGGAAGTGACTGGCAAAGGTTGTTTTACCAATCCCCTCGGTACCATATATGACGACCTTTTGCGCTCGTTTTCGTTTACCTGTCGTAATATTCATTAAAAATCACCCCATTCATTTTCAGGTTTAGTTTCATTAACTGGTGCTGCCACATTACTGTACTCTTCACCTTTGATGTGTCCATCTTCAATAATGATGGAACATTCATCTTGGTTATTAGTAACACGAGTTGCAATGACTTGTAGACCTTCCGATTCAAGCCAAGCCCCAAATTCTTTCATAGTGTCTACATCCATTTGTTCGAGTTTATCCATAAGTACAAATCCACACTTAGGATTTAAGGCTCTAACAATAGCAGTGGCTACTTTTAATTGTTCCGCCCCGGACATACAATCCCATTGACGTTCATTAAAAATAAGAACACCATCTTGAATTGAGAGCCCTGGCAATGGCATTTGTACAGATTCAAGCAATTTATTTTTATCTTGTCTGATAGTTTCAAGTTCATCAGTCAAGTCGTCATAATCTGCTTTGTAATCAGCAGCTTCTTGTAATGCTCTAGCACGTTCTTGATTAGCACGTACCTTTTGATTAATGGCATCTACATTTTTGATTTGCTCCTCGAGTTCAGCCGTAGATTCATCCTCAAGGTCTTTAGCTGCCGTTGTTGCAATATCATAATCTTCAGCTAATTGCGCTTGCTTAGCTTGCAGTTCTTCAAGCTTCTTTTGCGTTTCATCAACCAAGTTGTTGATGGTGACCATTTGAGCTTGAATAGCAGAAACATTGTTCCGCTTTTTTTGATTTTCCGCATTTTTTAATAAGATGGCTTGTTGTTGTTGAATAAGTTCCGATGCGCTAATGGGTTCTAATGGAACTTCGTCATATCCTACTAATTCTTTTGCGTATTTGTCTTTCTGAGTGGCAATTTGACCGATAGAATGACGTTTTGCATATACCTCTTGGTGTTTACCTTCGAGTTTATTTAATTCGTCTTCTACGCCCAATAATTTCAAAAGTTCATTTGCTTTTTCCTTGTCACTCATTTCCATGAACTTAGGAAGGTCTAAGGCTAATTGGCCGATGAAACCATCTAAAATACGTTGACCAGATTTTTTACCTTCTGGATCTACGACTTTTAATGTGCTGCTATTACCACTACGTGTAACCACTAACCCATTAGATAACTTCACTTCTAATTTAGGTGGATTATAACTTCCATCACGTACTGCACTAGATGGTTCAAATTTCGCACCACCTAGTGTCCAAGCAATAGCATCAAGGATAGATGTTTTCCCTTGTCCGTTCTTACCACCAATAATGGTTAATCCATTAGGTGATGGTTCATAAGAAACGGCTTTAACGCGTTTCACGTTTTCCAGTTCGAATGAGTTTATTTTTATAGATTCCTTCATGTATTTGCTCCTTATTCTTGAGTACCAGACAATAATAAGTAATTGGTTAATTCAGATTTAATGGAATCTGTTTCAGATTTGATGGCATCTTTAATGTAACGATTCATAATTGGGCAAGATAATTTGAATGATAATTTATCCCCTTCATCTTTAGGTTTAATGATGTCTAATTGCACTTCAATTTTTTGAGTAAATTGACTTTCATTAAGAATGACCATGTTTACAAAGATAAAGCGAGGCATTTTTAAAGTACCTTCAGCTTCTTTTACCTTGATGCTCATAACATAGTTATCATCATCAGTTCGAGTAAAATCACCTTCTGTTTGTGTTACATATTTGAAGTTTCTAACAGCAATTAAAAGCTTTTCGTAATCTTCGATTTCATGTTCATGGATTCGAAGCAAATCAAGCATTTCTTTTTGCGTTAAATTTAGATTAAAGATGGAATCCCATTCTTTAAACTGTTCGCTTTTTTGAAATGCGTATACGATTTTGTCTTGCGTACGATCTGTTACAGTGCAGTCTGTTACTGCTACAACCTTTTTGTCTGAATATGTAATAACAGATGTTTTAGGGTCTCCCTTAGCTTTTACGCCTTTAACGAATGATTCAGCACTACTAATTTCATATCTGAATCCGTGATATTGAAATACGTCATTGGCTTCACCATGACGAATAATAACTTCACCATTTTCTGCTGCTTGTACATTTAAGTTAAATTTTTCTTCCATTGTGTTAACCTCTCTTCTCAGTAGTTGAATTATTAAATGTTAGAACTTCCAATTCCGGCTTTTCGTTGACATCGACTTTTACGGTGAAGTCATCCGCATAGGAACCAATAGCACGACGTGAGATAGCTGGTAATGTTGATTTAATATTGTAACCAAGTTCTACGATGGTATCGGTATCTGGAACTCGTAACATTTCAATATTGATGGTGATTTTAGCTTTCTGACCCTTTGAAATTTTTCGTAATGCATCTTTGTACATTTCCTCAAATTCAGCTTCTAACTTTCCATCACAAATATTTGTTAGATTTAAGATTTGTTGTTTTTCATTCATTTGTTTTCTCCTTTTCAAATGTATTAAGCAAATCATTTATAAGAGCCAGTTCTTTTTGCTTTTCACACATATCTTTTGTAGCTGCTAAAAATGCTATAAATTGTGTGATATCAAGATTTTTATAACCGAAGTTATAAGCAGCTGAAACCAAAAGAGCAGCAACTTCTATTTCTCGACCATTAAATTCATCTTTATTAACAATAAATTCCATGTTATAACCGTTGCTATTTTCTTTAGGTGTTAATATGATTTCGATTTTTTTTTGCATTTTTCTCCTCCATGGTATAATTACCTTAGGTATAATTTGCCTACGCCCGCTAGTCTTTCCAATTGCTATTAGCGGGCGTTTTCTTTTTCATATACATCGGCACACACCCAAACAAGTCCGCCTGTAATGATTTGCAATAAGAATTGAACAAACCCAATTTTATCGATTTCTAGGCTTCCCATGGATCCAATAATCCATATGAACGCCGCCCATTTTAAAGCAGTAATTATCATAATTTCAACTCCCCTCCTACCATAACCAGTAAATCACTGGTTATTTTTCTTATAGTATTTTTAAGTTTTTCGTTTTCTTTAAGTAAGCTATCACGCTCCTTTTCTAACTTCCTGTATTGTAGTGGACTGTATTCGTCTACAATCCCTACTAGCGCCTCGACTTCTTTTTTGTTAAAACGGACGCCCGGAAGCCCTTTTACTTTACGTAGGATGCCACGTTCCCTAAGATTATTGACGCTGCTTTCACTGCATTGAAGCAGTTCTGCAACATCTTTTATTGTGTAAACAATAGGTTCCATTATTTTTCATCTTCATAAATAACTTTGGTATGGGCGCTTGTTAAAGGATTGCATGCGTTACACTCACTAATAAATGCTTCATTATCACGAATAGTTATCTCGCGATAATTTCCATCCTTAGATGCCTTATTCTTTAAAAGTGCAGTAATTACTTTGATAGGACCTCGTAAGCATTCTTCAAAAGTTTGTTCAAAACTTGCGGATTCTATTGATTGTTTGGAATCTGGATATTTTTTATCCAGTTCTTCATATTGTTTAATTAATTCTGGAAGTGCCTGTGGCACAGAATCTGTCTCCATTACTCTTAATAAGTAAATTTTTAAAGCATTTTTAATTTCTCGCATAATGTGCCTCCATTCTTGCCAGTCTATCTGCTATACGACATTCTTTGATTTTGCCATGGATAGACTTCCTGCATAACTTACTTACATGTCGTTTAGCAAAGTATTCCCTAATAATTTTTCTCCAATATTGTGCATACTCAGCATTTCGACCTGCCCAGCCGAATACAGTTGATGTGTTTCCATAGATCTTGTTGGCTACTAATAGGTCTTTTTGATTTTGTACTAACATTTAAACCACCGCCTATTAAGAAATTGGATTAAAGCAACGACCATATACATTTTGATGAGAACCCGGCTTTCCGTAGTGTCTACGAAGCACATCGGATTCGTTTTCACAAGCCTTATTTATGGCTTCATCCTGAAAACATTCCCAACCATAGTTAGTAATATTTTCTATCCCCCATATCTCCCGTTTGTAATCAAGTTCGTCATTCATTACAGTTGAAAAGCTGTTGTTTAGGGCATCATTAAATTTTCTGTTGATAAACTGTTTCATGATTTTTCTCCTTTTCTACTTAAAGTAGACTAATAAGGCAAAAGAATATCATCCATGGTGACAGAATATAATCGACACAATTCATTTAAATTCCCATAATCAATTTCTGTTTTTCCATTTTCCCAGTTATTGATTGTAACCTTAGATTTCTTCATTTTCCTTGCTACTTCTTCTTGTGATAGATTTGCGTTAACTCTCGCAGCTTTTAAAGAAATTTTCAATCGCTTCAATGTATCCCTCCTTCCTTTGATTATTAGTATAGTTTACTTAAAGTAGAATGTCAATACTAAAAGTAAACTTTTTTATAAAATAGTATTGTGTTTTACTACTTTAAGTATTAATATATAGATACGCAGGAGAGGAGAATAGGAGCTTATTATGGATTCTAATTACAAGAGAGTGTTTGCTCAAAACCTTAGCAATTTATTAGCAGCAAACAAAAAGACACAAGCGGATTTAGTAGCTGATTTAAAGTTAAACAAATCAACTGTTTCAACATGGGTTAATGGAACTAAGATGCCTAGAATGAACAAAATTGAACAGTTGGCTAATTATTTTGGTGTAGAAAAATCAGATTTAATTGAAGATAAGTCGGATATAAATGATTCATATTACATAGATCCGGAAGTAGCAGAATATGCAAATAAATTGAAAGACAATCCTGATATGCGATTGTTGTTTGATGCAGCTGAGGATATGTCAAAAGATGATATTGATTTTGTAGTTAATTTAATTGAGGGGTTAAAGAAACGCGAGGGGAAATAAAATGAATAAGAAACAGATAGCCTTATTTATAGTATTGATTATTGCTATTATTGCACAAAGTATTTATATTGTTACACTCACGCAAAGAGTTGATAATATTTCCAATGCAGTTTCTAATATTTCTTTTAATAATGATTCAGATAAGTTATCTAAACGTATAGACGAAATAGAAAGTAAAATAGCATCATTCAGTGATGATTTACATTCTCTAAGTAATGATATTGATGATAATACAGCTGAAATAGTATCTATAAAACGACAACTATCTGATGTTGTTTATAAAATTAATAGTTTAATTAGTGATATAAACTTATATATTTTGTCACGATGACTAATTCTATTGGGGAGGGGTATGGTTATGTCTATTAACTTGATCTATACGCAATTAAAGAAAACACAAACAGCAGTAGTACGTCTTAATGAAGATGGCAGTCATTCAATACTGGTTAATTTAAATAAGCCATTAGATGCTCAACGAGTTAGTGTACTACACGAATTAGGACATATTAAACACGATGACTTTCATTCTAAGGAACATATCAATTTAATAGAACGGATCGCTCATGATAGAGAATTAGATGAAGATATAGATGAGGAATTCTTTTATCACGTGGTTAATAGCAAGGACGTGTAACTATGCAATGCAATATGACGGTTCGCAAAAAAGATGGCAATTACCAAATAATTGTCAGCTATAAAGACGGTATAAAATGGAGGCAAAAATCCAAACAGGGTTTTGCTACTCAAAGAGAAGCAAAACTTTATGGACAAAAGATTATTGATGAATTAAAAAAGACTGTCACCAATTCTCTTGATGACAGTCTTAAAAATATTACATTTATTGAATTGTGTGAATTGTATATGCGTGAGAAAACAAGCATATCAGAAAATACAAAATTAGTATATCATTATATCATTAAAAATCTATCTGTATTGCATCAAAAACGTGTTAGAGATATATCACATCAGGTGATATTTAAAACGCTTTCTGATATTAAATTCGCCAGCCGTACAAAGAATATGTATATCACCTTTTTAAAGTCTGTTTTTAATTTTGCTATTAAACCATATCAAATAATACAATTCAACCCAGTATCAGAAATTAAACGGTTTACAACTAAAACATATAAATCACTAACAACTTTTACCATGGATGAAATGGATCTATTGTTAAAAACATATATCGATAATAAAAATCTATATACCTTATTATGTATTGCTCGATATACAGGGGCTAGATATGGTGAAATTTTAGCCCTAACATGGTTCGACATAGACTTAGCTTGTAATACCATTCGGATTAATAAACAATTGTCTAGGACGTCAAATAATGTATATGGAATAAAAGAACCAAAAACAAGAAATAGCATTCGGACTCTTCCTATTCCACCTATTCTATCCAATATATTATCAGAGTATAAATCAACTTCTAATACCGAGCGACTATTTAATGTAAATACTAGCAGTACTGGTAATATAAACTGTGTGATTAAATCGGTAGTCCCCAATAAAAGTATCCACGCATTTCGCCACACCTATGCAACAACACTTCTTGCGAATGGTGTAGATATAAAAACAGTAGCAAGTTTGCTCGGAGACAATATTAATACCGTAATGAATGTATATGTCCATTATTCAGATGAAATGCGTAAGAATGCTGCACAAGATATATCAAAAATTTTTGGATGAATTTTTGACGAATTTGTGACGAAATAAAAATAAGCCTTGTAATATAAAGGATTACTGGATTAAATCTCATATCTAATTTATTATATCATAGGTAACAGTTAAAAGGTAGAAAATAAAACCTCT